CCGTACCATGTCCGCCGCCACCTCAAACACGATGGACGCCTGCTGCCGGTCGGCCGCGCAGCCGTACACCTCCGCGCGTTCCTCGTGATCCGCGCAGGTGAGAAACAGCGCCACCGCCGCGGCGAGCTCGCTCTTGCCCATCTTCTTGGGGATCTCCACATACGCGGTGTTGAACTGCCGGTAGCCGTTGGGCTTCAAGACCCCGAACAGATCGCGGATGATCCGCTCCTGCCAGTCGATGAGCTCAAAGGGCTTGCCCGCCCAGGAGCCCTTGGTGTGGCGCAGCGCCTGGATGAAGGCGACGGCGTAGTCCGCGGCGGCCTTGTCGTACACCGAATCCTTGGCCATGAACGGCGTGGGCGTGTACTTTTTGAGCTTCCGCGTGGTCGTCACCTCCAAAATAAAAAGCCTCAAAGGCCTGCTTGCTGATCTACGAGGAACAGCCCCCGAAAGGGAGCGTTCCGGTCGGTTTGATCTTAAGGTTTCAGTTCCGGGTGCGGGGTTTCGCCGTCCCACCGGATGGTGTAGCGCACCTCGGAGGGCTCGCCCGGCTCCCGGGTGATCACCCGCAGGTCACCTTCCATCGCCCGGTAGACCCGGAGAACTTCGGCTCCTTCAGGCAGCTGCGCAAGTACCTGCGCCCATTGCTGTTCGGTCATGGCTGCGTCCTTCCTTTCCGGCGGCAGCCTCGGCTCAGCCGAAGCACACCGCGCCGTCCTTGTGGGTAAGGGTTTCGCTCTCGCCGTCCACCGGCTCGCAGTTTGCGGCGGAGGCGATCCAGCGGGTGCCGTCGTTGTAGAAGGGGCGGAGGATGGGGTCGCCGGTCACCTCGTGGAAGCCGGCCACCTTGGCGAGGATTCCGAAGTTGCGGACCGTCTGGCCCAGGCGAAGCGTGTTGGTCATGGGGAAAACCTCCTTGGGAAGTGGTGTGTGCCTTTCGGCACGTACATAATCGCTCTCTTCGGACACATGATCAAGATATGTGTTGGATAACTCTGCACTGCAAGGTTTTCCCTGATTTTGGCCGCGGAATTTGTGTGGTTCAGCCTGTGTCCCCGGTCAGGATCAGCTGCGCATAGGCCCGGCGGTCGCTCTCGATGAAGTCCACCAGTTCGTAAAACCCCTTGTCAAACGCGATGCGTTGAACGGCGTGGGTATCCAGCATGTTCACCTGCCCCTCCGCGCGCACCGCCAACAGCTGCTCCATGACCTTTTCAGGAACGGACGGGACTTTATCGATCCGATCCACGCCGTACACCGCGCCCAGGGTGACGCCCGTCCGCCATTTCACGAAAACCGTCGCGGTGTCGTCTATGTCCGTCACCTCGCCCAAAGTCCCCGGCGGAATCTCCGTGTAGGGGTCGGAGATGGACACGCACCGCACCGTCGTGCCAATGGGGTACGCCCGGCGCACCTCCTCCACCTGGCGCTTATCGGGAAAGGTCATCGTCCGCCGCCTCCTTCCGCTGCCCGTCCTTCCAGGCAGAACTGCCCGATAGGTTTGAAAGCAGGATTTTCCGCGCGGTTTTGTATTCATCCCCGATCATCCCGATGGACAAGAGGAAGCACCTCAGGCTGTAACGAGGGTTCTCTGGAACCGCCCTTTCTTTTGCCGTGACGCGCTTCTTCTGGAGCGCCGCCTTGCACAGAAGGCTCACCAGCGCAGCGTAGGCCTGGGCGTGGTCGCCGTCCGTCCTTTGGAACCACGGAAACCGGATGGTCTCTTCTCCCACCTGGATTGGCAGCTCTTCCGCGCCCAGCGCCAGCTTCAGAAGCGGCGCCTTGGCGGCCACCATCCGGGTGAGGTTGGTGAGCTTCTCCGGGGTGAAACCTTGGAGCGGCACCTCGATGATGAGGCGGTCGGGTTCGTCCGGTTCATCCGCTTGGGCGGCATCCGCTTCTTCCGCCCAGGCTTCCGCCTGTTTCAGCATCTCCGCCGCGAGCGGCTCGCCGGGGTCGGTGTATCGCCCGGGGCTGTGTGGGTCGATGTCCGGCTCCACGCCCTCGTATTCCTCGCCGATTGGTTCAAAGCCGTGCGCCGCCCGGAGCGTCATGACCAAATCCCGGTCGTCCGGGCCGGTCAGTTCGCCCGTCTTGGAGAGGATGAAGTCTCCGATCTGGTAGTTCGCACTGGGCATCCCCAGATATTGGGTCGGCGCGTTCAGCGCGCTGCTGACGGCCCCGGCTAGGGATTTGCGCCGCTCGCCCGTGACCCCGAAGTTGATTTTCATGTTCGTGCCCTCCCGTGGTTGGATTCCGGCGGGCCGTTGGCCCCTCCGGTAGGCACATATTCGCTCCAGTCGTCCACAGATGCAAGATAAGCTTCTGTGTTGTTTATGCCCCGGTGCCCGCTCATTGCGCCCGGTGCCATTCCCTCAGGAACTGGATGGCGTCCCCAAATCCTGCCCGGTAATAGTACCGCGTTTCCTCGCCCGACTGGACGCTGAACGCGTTCTCCAACGCCCGCAGGAGCGGCCGCTGTTCCTCTGAAAGCGCCGCCACCAGCCGTTCCTTCTGTTCCTCTGCCTCCGACACCGCGTCCGTCACCGCCGCCGGCGCGTCCGCGCCCAGGTCATTGATTCTCTGGGTGATGAATTCCTCCATGGCCGCTTTCAGTTTATTGTCCATAACCCCGCCCGCCTTTCTTTGGTTTGGTCTATTGATCCCTCAAAACGCGGGACGGAGCAAGGCGGGTAGGGCGTCTTTCCGGATAAATCCGCGCGTTCTATGGCGCGCTCATGACTTCAGACGCGAGCAGGATTTTGCCATCCCGCTCCACGGTAACGTCCTCTTCTCCATAACCGTCTACCCAGCGGCGCACCGCGGCGGACGCAAACTTGGGGTCAAGCTCCATCCCGCAGCAGACCCGCCGCAGTTGTTCGCACGCGATGCCCGTCGAAAAGCTCCCCGCAAAGGGCTCGTACACGATGGCGTTCGCCTGCGTCGAGCAGGTCAGCGGATACGCCATCAGGGGTACGGGCTTCTGGGTGCTGTGGTATTCCGACTTCTTTGGCCGGTCGAACTTCCACACCGTCGTCTGCTTGCGGTCGGCATACCAGGCGTGCTTCCGTGTGTCCTTGAAGCTGTACAGGCAGGGCTCGTGCATCTGCTGAAAATCTCCGCGGCCAAGGACCAGCGAATCCTTGACCCAGATGCAGGTTGTGCTATAATGGAATCCGGCGGCGACGGTCGCGTTGTAAAAGTTGACCTTCTCGCTGTCCGAGTGGAAACAGTAAAAGGCCCCGCCGTCGGCGAGGTGTTCATATACGAGTTGAAATGCAGAGAGCAGGAACGCGTAGAACTGCTCCTTGGGCATGTTGTCGTTGAGGATTTTCCCTTTCCCGCCGTCAAAGTTGACGTTGTAGGGCGCATCCGTCAGGCAGATGTTTGCCTGCTTTCCGTCCATCAGTCGCGCCACATCCTCCGGTTTGGTGCTGTCCCCGCAGAGCAGACGGTGGTTTCCCAGATGCCAGAGGTCCCCCGGAAGCACAAAGGTGGGCAGCTTGAGCGCGGCGTCCACGTCGAAGTCATCGTCCTGAACCTCCTCCGCGCCGCCCAGGAGCTTGTTGAGCTCCGCGTCGTCAAAGCCCAGGAGCGACAGGTCGAAGTCCGCGCCCTGCAGATCGGCCAATTCCACTGACAGCATTTCTTCGTCCCAGCCGGCGTTCAGCGCCAGGCGATTATCCGCGAGGATGTAGGCGCGCTTCTGGGCGTCGGTCAGGTGCTCGGCGAACACGCAGGGAACCTCAGCAATGCCCTCCTCCCGCGCGGCCAGCACGCGCCCGTGCCCGGCGATGATGTTGTAGTCCTTGTCGATGATGCAGGGGCTGACGAAGCCGAACTCCCGGATGGACGCGCGCAGCTGTTGAATTTGCTCTTTGGAGTGCGTGCGCGCGTTCCGGGCGTAGGGCACGAGTTTGTCGATGGGTACCTTCTCAAACCGCTCCGTGCTTCGCACGCGCGTCACCGTCCCTTCCGCCCCGAGAGCAGGGCTTCCATCATGTCGTCCTGGGGATTGCCCACAAACGCCGTGGTGCAGTTCTGCTTCACGACGTCGAAGATTTCGTACCAGAGAAGGTTCGCCTGCTTCTGGAACGACTGGCTCATCTGCACAAAGGGGCTGGTGATCGCCCCGCCGGTGGTGGGGTGTTTGCCCAGAAGGCCGTAGGTGCTGATTGCTTCCTCGCCCTGGATGAACCGGGCGAACGCCTCCGCGTAATCCTCCACCAGCCGGGGGTTGACC